CCCATGTAATACCTACGCTTCTTGTTGATCCACGGGAGCGAGCTATGGAAGAAGGTCCAGTACAGGCCGTCGCACAAGATCGGATTGGAGCCTCCGCGCACCTCGCCAAACTTCCAAAGAGGATTGAACTCATCGGTCGAGTATTCCGTTTCCTTCTCTAACCGCCCATTGAGGCGCACAACAACGTGAGGATTGGCAGAATACACCATGTGTGGCGTGTTATCGTGGACGAATAAAAGCCAGTTCTTTTCGTGTCCATCGTTCACCATCGCCTGGGACAAGTTGTTGCCATAGACCGTATCGAACCGGCCCACGTTCAGGAACTGTTTATCAAGCAGGAACATCGCTTGATGCGCGTACGACTTGAACGGGACAAATGTGGCGCAGTTTATCCCGTACTTGTCACCAAACTTGATGACCCGAGGATCTTCAAACTGTTCGTTTGGATGCTGTGACGTGAGTTGAATCAACGCTTTCTTCGTGGCACGCATGTCTTTGCTGAGTTCAAAGACAACGATGTCGTTCTTTTCGACGTAGACATCCTCATCCTTCTCGCGTTTATTGCGGCATCGACGAGCGAAAAGAAGGATCTTGCCATCCGGCTCTTGAATGATGGCAGGATTGAAGTAATACGTTCCGACTTCTTCCGGCAGAACAATCTTGCCGACCTCCCAATCCACTTGTTCAGCCAGCTTTGGGACGTCATTTTTTGCGTAGCTCATAAGGAATTCAGCAGCAAATTTGATTTCATCATAAAGAGACAGCCAATGGTCGCGCTCTTCGCGAACCTCTGTCAGATGCTCTTCATTTTCAACCGCTCTCAATTCAAGTGTCTTGCGAAGCTCTTCAATCTCCATCAACAAGTCAGCTTGACCATCTCCACCATTTGCAAATCGTTTTAGAGCCTTGATGGAAAGGCTTCGGATGATGTCTTTCATTTTGTTCGCTCCGGTCAATCTGGGATTTCTGTGTCCACTTGATCCGCGACCCTTGGGAGGATTGAGTAAGAATTCAGAAGATGACTCGATTTGAAGAAAATCAGCAAATCAATTGGCGCGGAAATTTCAACCACCGTTTCGAGCAACGTCTTCAACGCTTTTCGTCGCACCATGTACGCATGCGTGCAGAGCGGGTGGCATCGATACAGAGCATTGCCAACCTTTTCACCGACACGGCCCTGGGTGCAGCATGACCCGACAAAAATCATGTCCCAATCTTTTGGAACTTCTTCCAGAGCGAGGTTGATGGATTCTTTCCATCCATCCCGAAGCATCACGTCATCTTCAAATATAAGCCAATGATCATTCTCATCTGACAGTTCAAGCGCGCTCCACAGCATGATGTGCGACATCGTGCAGCCGATATGCTTTGGTCCGATATGTTCTGATCCGCTTGGGTCGTCAACTGTATACGGGATGGTTGCTTTAAGACCGGACTTTGCTCCGTTGAACCCATAGAAAAACTTGAACTTTTCCGCCCCGTATTTGCCAAGTCTTTCAGTGACGGGTCCAATCCTCTCCGACCCGCGTTGCGTTATTACAATCGGTGTCATTTCTTTGTTTTTTGATAGATAGAGAACACGCTTTCTTTCAGGTCGAACCGCTGGATCAGCGTGCAGTATTTCTCCGCAAGCCGGATAGCCGTCTGCGTGGAATCCCAATTCACATCGTCCATAATCAAGTAGCCGTCCACCTTTAGCTTGGGAAGCCAGTTGACGACATCGCTGGTTGACGGCCATTCAGCATGGTTGGCGTCGATGTGGACCATGTCCATGTCCGGTAGCGACCTAGAGGCATCCCAAGACGACATGCGACAGAACTGGATATGACGAACAACCTGAGCACGGACACAGTGGCCCACAAAAGCCTCGTAGTGGCCGTCCAGGTCCAGCTTCGACCACCATTCTTGGTTGGGGTTTGTCTCGTCATCGATGCAATCCTCCTTCTTCCATGAGTCGATTGCATAAACGGTTCCGCTACCGTTGAGCTTGCAGGCATAAGCCAGAGCGAGCGTGGACTTGCCCTCGAACACACCGACCTCCGCGATATGTTGAGGCTTGTGGTCGAGAACAAGGCTTCCAATCTGGAACCCCTTTTCAGGGTCGCACCATCCACCCATCTTTGGATAATGGATTGATACAAAGTCTTTCAGCGATTCATGCGGAGTCATAATGGATAGATATATGTTACTGATTTTCTAAACGCAGGCTCATTGAAGACGCTGATCATTGTTGATCTCGGCCAACAAAGAGGGTCAGAGGCGATACTCAACGGCCTGTAACCACCATCTTGGATGTCGTTTGTGTTTCCTGGATACTCGTTGATGACAAGCGCGGATTTATGCCGGGAAGAAATCGTGTCCAGAATCTTTCTACACCTCGAAAACTCAAGATGTTGCAACACGTCTTTGATGTGGACCAGATCAAATGATTCGCGGATGTCTCCAACTTCTCCAACGCTGATGTCTGTTCCGACCGGAGCGCGATTCTTTGCGATTTCTATCGCAACAGGACTGACATCGATTCCTTTGTACCTGATACCGGACAAATCAACCATCGACATCAACTGCCAATCTCCGCAGCCAACATCTAATATCGACTTGATTGAGTTCTCGCGGATGAACGAGTTCAGGAACTCGACGTACTTGATCGTGTTTTGTGCATGAGATCCGGGTCCAGATCCTCCGTTCCACTCATCGTTCCGATAGATTCGGTCAAAGGTATTTTGAAGCATACTCGCAATAAGTGTTTTCTCGTTTCAAAATGATCTCCTCTGTCAATGAGCGCATCGTCTGGTAGTGATAGGTCCGCCACAAGTGGGCGATTGAACATCCAGTAAGAGAATGGATTCCATACCAATACTTATTTGATTCACAATGGATGAACCCTAACATCTCAAAGTCAACAACCTTGGCTAGTCCTGGATTTTCTTGATGCAACTTCATCGGGTACTGGACCGAGATCTCATTCCAACCGCTCCCGTCGAACTCCTGCCATTTCTGGAGCCACTTCCATTGGAACCGGCTGTGCATCTTGGAGAACATGACCGCATTGCACAGGCCGATGGTCGGGTCCGACCCGCAGAACTCGCGACCGATGACCGTGTCGTGATCAAGCCAATCTTTTGGAAACGGAGCGACCGTGATGGTGTCGGTGTCAGCATAGACTCCACCCATCGTGTACAGGACGGTGTGGCGGATCAGGTCGGCTCGATGCTGATGCTTTGGGATGTTGTTGCCGTTCCACTGTATCGGGTTGTCGATCAGCATCACGCGGACCGGAACCTTGGCCTTGAGCTTTTCCCATTGTTCGCCGGTTGGTTCCTTGGGCGTCCAAAGAAAAACGCTCCAGTCCGGGTTGTTGACCCAAGCTGAAGCGATTGCAATCCGTTCGCAGATGTGGAATCCGTCGTCGTGAAGGCCGTGTACGAAATGTATGTTTTTCATTATCACCGCGCCAAGTCAGACTCGGCAGTTGCGTTCGCTCGCTGGATGTCCGCAGTCGTCTTCGCGTTACGGCGGGACAAATCTGCGTTCGTCTTTGCGTTCTGTCGTTGGATGTTGGCCATCGTCTCCGCATTCTGGCGAGCAATTTTTGCTTGGATATCGGCGTTCATCACAGCGGTACGAGGGTCAGTACCCTGCTGGATGGCCTGAGCTTGCTGCATCTGCGCCTGACCCTGCTGCTGTTGCTGGATCATCTGCCCAAGCTGTTCGATGGTCTTGCCAAGCTCCTGGAGGTGCTGCGCGTATCCATCGACCTGCTGTCGGCGAGCGGGGTCAGTAGAAAGACGCTGCAAGTGATCTTGGACGTGCTGTCCAATGCCCTGCATGAACAACATGATTTCCTGTGGATTGCCACCGCTCTGGAGCGATGAAGCAGCTTGGTTTGCCGCAGCCATGTGCGTGTCGATGTGGATCACGTGGTCCTGCGTGTCGGTGACAATCGGCATATTGCTCTGGTGGATGGACGCATGTTCAAGAACAGCAAGAGCGGCTTGGTCTTGAATCCGCGACGACTGGATTTGAGTGGGCAGATACCGATCAACCATCTGTTGACCAACCTGCGCCGCGATGTAGTCCTTGAGCAGATTGATTTTGCCACCTTCAGGAAGTGCGCCAGAAAGACTGAGCAAGGAACCAAGCAATTGCTGCTTCGCAAACTGAGAACCTTGGCCAACCGTCCGGGTGGCCTCAACGAAATCGATATCCATCATGGCTTGGATAGGAACACCACGTTCTTTGCATCGACGCTGGAACTCGATGGCGTCTTTGTCGGACTTCGTGATCGGGTTCAGGTTGGGATTTGAAGCGCGGTTGTATCGTTCCTCAAAAAACGAATCGAGTTGGTTGTAGTACCGGCTCAACTGGGTCTTACCAATCGCAGACTGCTGCGACACCATCACGTTCACCTCGAACGCCGTCTTGGGGTTTCCCTGGGGCTTGGAGAGCGATTGCCTATACTGCGACAAGTTCCCTTGGAGCACGTTCTCAAGTTCCGCGTTGACCGCCATAGGCGCATCTAGGACGCCGGCGATGTTCTGCTGGATGACTTCGTAATCAGGCGGGAGAATCGCGTACGGACCCTGCTGCACCACGCTCGTCTTGCTAAGGGCGTTGGCGTTGAGCGGTCGGAACAGGATCTGGGTGCGAGCGAATGCGGCATCAACCATCGCGCAACGGAGTCGGTTCTTCAACTCCATCGCCTGCAACATCTTGATTCCAAGACCCTTGACGCCGTGATGCTCGCCGTCGCCACGGTCGTAGTACATCGGATGGATGACCTGCTCCCATCGACTGAATCGACGCAGCTTCCGGTACATGAACCCCTGGCTGTCGCGCTCATCGATGATAGCGTGACTAATCTTGCCATCGAATTCTTTGTAGAAGACGTGGCACATCAACACCACCTCGGACCGCGCAGAAAACGTGATATCGTTTGAACGAAGCTGGCGCTGGAAGAACTCCCAATCGTATTGCACACCAGAGCGATACGGTTCAGGCATTGCGGCGCGGATACGCTGGCGAACGTAATCCACATTCCAACCAGTTGCTTTTGCGGATTCCTCGTCTTGAATCTTTTCAAACAAGTCATCTACACCCATCCGGGTACGGACAAGAGCAACTTTCCAATCGCTGACATTGGACTTGGTTCCATCAGGAACTAGCAAATCATTCGCCATGATGGCTTTGCATCGCCAATCGGTAGCGTCCTCAAAAATCAATGGACCATCTCCAACGAGAACCATCTCTCGTTGCGACAACTGCATGATGTAATCAAAATCTTTGTCGAGCTTCTGAAGGCGGTCGAACTCTTCGGTGATGATTTTCGACCAATCCTCCCGCTTATCCATGTCGTTTCCGTAACCAGTGCGGATATTGGCATAGGTCGGAACCTCGGCGAACACGTCATAGAATGAAGCCATCGCGAGCGATAGAAACGCTTCAGACTCGCGGAAGTTCACGTTGGTTCGGAACGCTTGGTTGTTTCGACGTAGCTCCGCCGGATTGTACGGAGGATTGCCATCGACAAGTCCGCGCAGCTTGGAGCGCGTGGCATTACGCAACTGATCGGCCATGATCAGCTTCTGGAAGATCTCGCGAGCAGATGCCGCATCAGCAATGCGCGTCTCAGGAGCCTTGCCGTCTTCATCGATGGTTTCGAGCGGTAGTTGGACTAGGTTGCCGTACATGGTCGTTTTTTCCAGCAGTGATCCGGAAGGTTTTCGTTCTCTGTACTGTCTGCAAATTTATAGAGCGTTTCAATAGGAAACCATACCAGGCTCCTGATAAAGCAACCGCAAAACTCACAACTTTGTAGCTGTTCGTCAACAGGGGTGCTTCCATGTTGAGAAAATGTTTTGACAGCATCTTTCAATACTCGCGCATTACATCCTGTGCATCCAAGCGGCTTTCTATTGAATCGACAGCCAGCGCAGATGTTGGCGCGACGATTCGCCTCTTCTTGGCCCACTTTCCCTCCACCGATGGTCAACCCGTGGAGCAGACTCATGCTGAAACGGATAACGTCACCAATCTCCAATGATTTGCGTCCAGCCGGCTTGGATAGCTCGACCTCGTCGTACGTGCAATCAGCCCCATTTCGGCACGCATATTCAACAATCAGTTCATCAAGGTTTCCAGGTATCTGGATAGCGTTCGCATTGTAATGGTTCTTGATGAACTCATGGAGTTGTGGCCATGAACCGCCAGCAATCTCAATGCCTGTCTCTGGAACACGATAATGCCATCCACCGGGGATGACCATGTGTTCGTTCAAGATTTTGTATCCAGTTCTTTTGTTCATCCTTCGATTTGTTCGTCGTGATAGATTGAATCTGCTTCACGGACCAGCTTTTCCCAAACTTTGTCAACTTTAGTTGCTCTAGGTTCAAGGACAGCAGTTTTGCGAACCAAATCAAGCAAGACTACAGCTGCGTCGGCCAAGTCAGGCGATTTGCCTGTGCGTTGCTTCATCACGGTCTTGGTTTCAACGGATATCTTGCGCTTGGAATCGTCGAACATTCGCGCGCAGAACTCCTGAAGCGTCTCGATGTCCATTCCTCCGACACGTTCTTCGACAACCCATTTACGCATCGAGAACCACAACTCTGTCACTTTTCGGTCGTATGCTTCGTTGCATGGCCTTGAATCCTCATCGCTGACCGGGATGGTCGAAGCGGATCCGCCGAACTCGACTCGATGAACAACGCCCCATTCTCGGGTCAGGATGTCGGCCAATCCACCGCCTTCGCCGCTTGAATCCAGAGCAAACTTGTCCGGTGGGACTCCTCGCTGAGAACACTCTTCCTTTACCCGGTTGGCAATCTGGTAATGGACCGGCTCGGTTAGCTGTGCATTTGGAGAAATGTGGATCACGTCTCCAAAAAGTATGCTTACTTTATCGTTAGCGGTTCCAACTTTTGCAAAACGAAGAACGCATCGATCACCACCAAAGCCTGGGTCCAAGCCGGCGACAACTTGGACGTTGGTAGTAAACACCAATTTTCTTGTAGGTGTGTACGTCTCGATGATCGATTCCGACAGAACTGTCTTCACCATTCCGTCCGGCGACCAGAACCCGCGTGTGTACTTCCAGAACGTAGGAGACTGCTCGCCCTCATGGCGCATGGCCGACAGAACTTGGTCGTGCGTGATCAGATAAGGGTACTTTGTGCGCCCCTCGCTGATGTTTGGAGACTTCATGCCGTCAAACCGTCGGCACATACCGCGTTCTGTCAGCCAATGCTGGTCCTCGATGGTGACGCTGCGCCATCCCTTTGCCGGCGTGCAAAACCGTCCATGAGGGTCGTACTTTGACGCAGGGTTCCCGATGACGAGCATCTTGAACTCGCGACAGCCTTTGCTCAGGTTGGTACAAGCCTCGAAAGCGGCTTCGGGAGTGTCCGTAGCTTCGTCGATGATGACCATCACCCGCTCTGCATGGATACCCTGGATGTTGGCCACCGCCTTGGACGTGTTTCCTTCAGCGACAGCAATCGCGGATATCGAGTGTCGATCATCGCCCTTGATTGCCTGCAAAGACATCTTGGAATCGACCATATTGCCGGGGAACCCTCGCGATTTGCGGACCAATTCTTGAAGATTGGCCCACATACGCTTTCGGATCATCTTCGCCGTGGTGGAAGTAAGCACGACGGTTGTTTTAGATGGATTGGCTAGCCACCAGACAGTTGCAAAAAGCGTTGCACCAAAGGTCTTTCCGCTTGCTCCGCATCCCGCCCATCCAACGTAATCATGTTCGCAAAGGCTTTCTACCTGAGCTTCTAGCCAAGGATTCCAACTCATCTTTGGCCATACCATTTTGCTGACGTTGACAAAATGGTTGAAGGTTCCAAGTCCGCCTTCATTTGGCTGAAGACGATTGCGAAATGCGTACAGTTCTAGTTCAAGATCTGGAATCTTGACCGGGGAACGAATACCGTACTTGTGATTGATCAATGGATGCTCAGACACTGGTTCAGACATAGTTTGGCCTTGCAATAGTTCTCGCTGCGATTGAGGTTCTGCGAAAGGAAAATTATGTCGTCGCAACTTGTTTCTTCATCCGGTTGTTGCACCCCTTGCGACACGACTCCGATTGTCGTCAACATCCCTGGACCTCAGGGCGCGACTGGTGCTGCTGGCGCGAACGGAACGAACGGAATCAATTCGTTTTGTACGACCACGGCATCGTTTATCACCCCCGCTCTTGCGTCTAGCGTTTTGGTTTATGTAAACGCGACGGACTTTCTTCCTGAATCGGTTGCTGGTCAGTTCTTTGTATCCGTGCAGGGTCTAGGATACATGCAGGTCACGTCGGTTGATGGGCTTCAATTGACCCTTCAGAATCCAGCCTCTGGACTGTTGAGCATCCCGAACGCGATTCCGACCACGGTTATCCCTATTGGTTCGCTCATCAGCCTCGCTGGCGCAATCGGTCCGCAAGGAACTCCTGGACTCGCCGGTGGAGCTTCTTCGGCTGGAACGTACATCGTTCGTGTTCCTGACGCTTCGATTCCTAGCGCGACCGCTCTTAACTCGCTTTCTGCTGGTTATATAAAAACTCTTGGAAGCGCAGGATCTGGAGCGATTAACACTTCTCCCACTGTTCCGATTGCAGATATCAGCGGTGTCTTGACTGTCGCAAAAGGCGGAACCGGGGTCGCAACTGTTCCGACCAATGGACAAATCCCGATTGGAAATGGTTCTGGATACACGGTCGCAAGCCTTACCGCTGGCGCGAACATCACGATCACTCCCGGCGCCGGCACAATCACCATTGCTTCAGGGACCGCGACGTTCAATTACGTTACGTTTACCCGAAGAGTGACCGGATCTGCGTTGGCGTTATCCTTAATCACACAGACGAACCCATTTAGCCTTACAGACTTTCCATCAGGAACGTGGGCAACGCTTGATTCAGCTTCTGGATTTGTATCGGCAACTGGTCGATATGTTGTTCCTTATACTGGATATTATAAGATTGATGCTGTATTGAACATAAGCACAACTGGAGTCGCAGCAGACGTCACGTTTCAGATAAAGAAAAACGGAGCTTCTATTTTTACCAGCCTAGCTTTTACTCCTGGAGCAACAGAAGCTCCGATTGCATTTTCATACATTGATCAAGCGTCAAATGTTGGTGACTATTATGAAGTTTACTACGTTAGAAGTGCATATACTGGAACAATGTCTTTGAACGCTAGTTCTTCATTCTCGGTGCAACGAATCCAAGCCTAACCGATGAGCGAACGCGCACCGAAAAGGTACACCGATGGATCCGTCACCTTTGAGGGTGGCGTCGATTCTGGCGTGATGCCGTCTGAGGTGGACAGGAACCAGGTCGCGTTCGCGGTCAACGCCAGCTTCCGTCAGGGATTCGTGTCTCCTCGTCCCGGATTCATCCAGAAAGACATGGTCATCTGCGACTCAATCACCGCAGACAATGCGACGATTACTGCGGACATTACCAACATCACGGCTGATGGATATTCGGAGGAGTGCTACAATCCAAGCGGATTGACGGGTATCCTTCAATGCGCTCTCCCGTACATCGCGGACAACGGAAGGACGTTCATCCTGATGTTGATCAGTGGCAAGGTTTGGCTGTACGACATCGATCAGAACAGCGTCCAAAACATATCCACATCCTCAAGCCTTTATAACCCTTCCAACATCCTTGATGGATGGATGGTGCAGGCAGAAAACTTTGTCATCATCCAAGATGGTGTCAGTGGTCCGTTGATTTTTGATGGTGTAGGAATCCGAAGAGCCAACATTGATGAGATCAAGTGCGGGAGGATGATGGCCTACGTGAACGGGCGAATCTGGTATGCTCTTGAAAATGGGTTCTCATTCAGAGCCACGGACATCGTTTATGGAGACGGAACGCGCGCAAGCGTTCTAAAGGAAACTGAGAACACGTTCTTGAACAGTGGTGGAGACTTTGCTGTTCCTTCCGATTCTGGCGGTATCACGGCGATGGGTATTCCGGGAAACCCTGATACATCGCTCGGCCAAGGTCCGCTGCTGATTTTCACTCCTAGATATGTTTTCAGCATCAATGCTCCGGTTGACCGCGATGTCTGGAAGAACCTGAACTATCCAATCCAAACAATCAGCTTGTTGACCAATGGTGCTCTTGGTTCCAGGTCTGTGATAACGGTCAACGGTGACGTTTTCTATCGGGCGGTTGATGGCGTGCGCTCGTTCATCATCGCAAGGAGGTCGTTTAACGATTGGGGGAATACCCCGATCAGCAACGAAGTTCTTAACATCACCGACAACGATCAGACCAATCTTCTTTGGGCAAGCTCTGCGGTCGTGTTCGATAACCGGCTGTTGATGACGGCACAGCCGAGGTACAACTCTGAAGGCGTCATCCACAAGGCGTTGCTTGTCCTTGATTTCGACCTGATCACGTCGATGCGGAAAAAGTTTCCGCCGGCTTGGGCTGGAATCTGGACCGGACTCGACGTGTTGCAGGTCTTGAAGTCAGAGAATGCTTACGGTGACCGATGCTTCGTTCTTGCTCGCGGGGCTGACCAATCAATCCAGTTCTGGGAGATCAGCAAGGCGGAGAGGTCCGACAAGAGCGTTGCAAGCGATAAAAAGAAAATAGAGTGGTTGGTGCAGACGCGCTCGTACAACTTTGAGATTCCGTTCGGATTAAAGCGGCTTGATTCAGGCGACATCTTCATCGACGAGCTTGATGGAGAAAATTCACTTGATGGACAGACAAATGATGTTGATAGAAAAGTTTCGTTCAATGTGAAGTATCGTCCTGATCAATATCCGGGGTGGATTGATTGGGCGAACTGGTCTGAGTGTGCAACCACTGATCAGTGCGGAAACCTTTGTCCGACGCTAAAAAACTTCCAGCCTCAGTACAGGCCGAAGATGCGTCTTCCGACCCCAGAAGATACATCGTGCAATTCAACCATCAGCACACCGACCCGTAACTTGTACGAAGTGCAGATGGCTTTGACCATCACAGGATTTTGTCGCATCAAGAGCGTCCGCGTCCACGCTTACGATGTCCAGGAGTCTGCTGTCGGAGAGTGCAGGACTTTCCAAGGATGCAAGACGCTTGAAGCGTGCGACGTGAACCCGTTTACTTACACATCGGAATAATATGGCAAATCTAACACTGATCAACCTTGTTCCTCCAAGCCTTCCTGTAAACTATTGCCCGACCAACTACCAGACGTTAGCCAACGATATCATCAGTGGGACGCAGGCGATTTTTAACAGTACGATTGGGAACTCGTTCTTCAACTTTGGAGCATCGTTTCCTGCAATCAACAACCGTGTTTATCCTTGGCTCGATGACCAAGGGCTTTGGTGGATCTTCACTCAAGGATTCTGGATCCGAAAGAACACGGTTGAAGCGGCTGGTCAAGAGCGGCGGATGTTCGTTGGTTCGACGATTGATCTTGGACTGTACGACGGTGGAGATGGTGCAGTCACGGTCACAAGCGTCACAGGTCCGATGTGGGAGATTGATGCAGCGTTCGCGGCACGATTCCCGGTCGGTGTCGGAGCTTTTGCGGCGAGCGGCGCTGTTGCTGTAAACGGAACTGCAACGGCCACGGCTGTTGTAGGAGAAGACCAACACAAGCTGACCACTCCAGAATTAGCAGTTCACACGCACGACGTAGCGATACAGGTGTTTGGTCATGGAGGAGAAGATGGAACAAGGGATTCTGCGGATGGCGGAACCTATTCCAACCCTGTGACAAACAATACGACTGTGTTCCCAGCCGCAACACTTGATACGAGCTTGGACGCGGAAGCGGTTAACGCAGGTGGCGACATCGCTCACAACAACCTTCCTCCGTTCTATGGTGTTTACTTCATCAAGCGGACCGCGCGAGTCTATTACACCAAATGAAACTGATTGTTCAGGACATCCAATCTACGATTGCCCGCGTTGTCGGCGTGTGTGTCGATGATCCGCGCGTCTATGACTACATCAATCAGGCGTGTCGCCGGTTGCTGCACAAGGGTCTTTGGGCGGGAGCGTACGGTCGGTTCACGATAAACACCGTTGGTGGGTGTATAACTTGGCCTAGACAGATTGAGACGATTGAAGCGGTGGCAGATTGCTGCGGCGTCGGTACTGTTCGCAACCAATGGTTTGAGTTCCAAGAGAGCGGATATGGATTGCTCGGAGAAAACTCGGCGTGCGCCGGCAAACAGCTTGTCGATCGAGGAACGGTTGTTTCTTACCGAGACATGTCCGGTGGCTTGAACAGCTATATTCGAGTCTATCCAGGCGATGCGTCGGATGTCGGCAAAACCATCACGCTTCAGGGGGTGGACCAGAATGGTCAATGGATCAGGACGCTATCTGGAAGCGTTTGGATTGATGGCGAGAAGCTGACCTTGGCTCTTCCATACGTTCAATCCACCAAGAAGTTCACCAGCCTTACCGGGGTCATCCGCGAGACGACAAACACGGTCAGCCGTTTGTACGAGTACAATGCTACAACTCTTTTGGAGCTTGATGTAGCTGTGTACGACCCCGATGAGACGCTTCCTCAGTATCGTCGCAGCTATCTCGCGGACCGGTGCAGCAGCGACGACACCAAGCCGGTGACGGTCATGGCGAAGATGCGTCACGTCAATGCGGCGACAGCCAACGACTACCTGATCCCGCCTTCTCCTGACGCCATCAAGTTGATGGTGATGGCTATCCGCAAAGAGGAGAACGACTTGATACAGGAAGCAGTGGCCTACGAAGCGAAAGCGGTACAGGCTGTACAGGAACAGACGATGCAATATCTTGGCGACGCAGTACACACCATCAGGATGGTCGGTGTCGGCTTGAACGGTGGTGGATTCTCCCAATGGTTCTGAACCTGAACATCGATTTCGCTCTTGCTGAAGTCACTCCAAAGAAATTGGAGCTTCTTCAGGCTGTCTTCGATGCACACGATACGGCGGCAAGGAACAACCAGAACTCAAGCTCTGGAGCCGCCGTCAACTCGTTCTTTGGAAGCGGTAATCTTACCAATGGAATTGCATCTGCAATCCTGACTCTTGGTGATGCACATGGACCAATTGGCCCTGCTCGATTCGTTTACGAGCGATTCGACGAGCGAGCGTTGAAGTCGGCCATCGAGTCCGGTATGAAGATCCCTGGGTTTGGAAACTCGTTCTTCAAAGACAATATTGATCCCGCATGGAGCAATGTGTCTGGACTTATCGAATCTGATTTTCCTCATGCAAATGATAGGATCAACCAGCTTCATGGTTGGATGAAAGAGGTTGGAAAAGATGTCCATCCAAACGCTGCTCTCTATTCTGCCGTTGTTTGCAATGAACTTGGTGTGATTGTTGGCGCTGAGTCGGCCATCTTCATCTTGGCAAGGACTGCCGCCTGGACTTCTTTGTGCGTTAAAAATGAAAGGTAAACTTTTCCAGATCTGCGGACTTCCAAGGTTTGGATCGGCATTCATGTCGGTCCTTTTCTCGTTGGAGAACGATTGTCTTGGAATCCATGAGCAAGGAGCTACCGATCCTAACTGGAAACAGTCAATCGATGATTATCGTCTCATTCACAAGTACGTGGCCGACTGTTCTACCTATGGATATCTGCCCAAAGCCGTGGTTGATGATTCAATCAAGGTGTATGTAAAAAAAGACGCCAAATCCTCATCCAAAGAATGCACCGAGCGATTTGGTTATGAGGTTCATCTTCAATCCTTCGAGTCTATCAGGGAGTATGCAGATCAGTGGGCATGTTCCAATGATGTGATGGTGATTGAAGAAGGTGAACTTTTTAAGTTGGATACTTTGCGTCGGATATGGGTTCATTGCTTCAAGGACGAGCGACCATTTCCAGAAGAAAAGGCAACTCGATTGTTAACTATGAATATCCAGCGCCACGAACCTGAAAAAGTGTTCTCAGTAGAGAACGGCAATCGTTTTGTGAAGGAGGTATTTTAACTTATGGGACTTATAGCAGCAGGCGTAGCTGGTGCAGCGTTGATGGTCGGTGGAGCGGCAATGTCTGCCGGTAAAAAGGTAAAAGTACCGCAATTTCAGAGGGTAAACACCGAGAATGAGCAGGAGGCGGCGATAAAGCAAAATATCGCATCGCTTCAAAGTGGCTCTGAATTGGCCACCAAGACAACCGCTTCTGAGCAGACTCTTCTTGAGTCTCAGCTTCGTCGTGCGATTCCAGGGTACGACCAATTGATTTCTCAGGCTGGAAAGAACATCGGGTCGAACTTGCGTGGCGAGATTTCTACTGATGTCCAATCGCAGCTTCAACGCTCTGCGGCAGGACGTGCGCTTAGTGGAGGTTTTGGAGCCGGTTCTGGTGTTGGCAGGAATCTGTCCGCTCGTGACTTTGGGCTGACATCAATGCAGATCCAGAACCAAGGATTGCAGCAGGCGCAGAGCTTTATCCAG